CGGCTTCCTCGGCAATCGCTTCCTTTGCGATGTGGTTACGTGCCGTGGCGCAGTCATAGCCACGCTGGAAGTCAAAAACCACGTTGTGTCCGCACTTGTCAAGCCCGTATATGGACTTGAAAGTCTCCGGCTGTATGCTCTCGTATGTAGGTACTGCGACTAGAATCTTCATAGATTATCCTACCTAATTTTTAAGAAACTATCTAGAATCTGCACTGAAAATGTAGGCTTATCAGAGTCATTTGGAGCGCTAAAAACTGCATACGGGAATGTCACATATACATTCTGTGCGTTCATTCGGTCGTTGATGATCGTAAAGTCTACATAAATTCCTGAATCCATATAGTAGTAGTACCAGCCGTTAGCAGAATCAGTCGCAACCAAATTAAACTGAATCCATAGTTTTTGTGGTGGAACAAAGCCTACTGATGTACGTTGTTGGAACGAGTAGTCGAAATGAATATAATTGTTTTGCAATTGATGCTTTGACCGCAGAAGCATTCCCCCACCGAACCCCAAATTCGGAAAATCACCCCATAGCATAAGTCCCTGCGGTGCATGGGATAAGTGCCCACTATAATCTCTTACACTAGACTGCGTTTCGGTACTTATCCAACCCACTCTGTCTATCAATTTGTTGACGCTAGTAGGATAATTTTCGTCCTCCGTAATAATCATTTTAGCGACATTGTTACGATTTGCGGAGTCTATCTGTTGGTTAGCCGCATAGAAATCCGTCATTCCCAATACGATTGCGCTACCCGAAACGTCTGTTTCCCAATGAGTGTCACCAACGCCAGTCGAGTAAACAACGGAATTACCGTTATATGTGACGCCACCTATTATCAACGGTTGTCCGTTGTAGAACTTTGCATTACGGAATAAGGTCCATCCATTCTCTTGGCAGTCGCAAGGCACTCCTGGCCATACAGTACGCATTTTGCCGTTACTATTTTGCGACATAAGATAGTGCATACGATATGAGATGTGGCTCTGCATATACTTCTGTTCAACAAGTGGGCAGAACGTAGTATCGACTGAATCACCTAGCGTGCAGTCAAGATTGATAAGGGTGTTTATAGCAGCCACAAAAGCTCCTTAGTTTGCAATGTTTAGAACATTCGAGCCTGCAACTAGGGTGCTACCGAAGTTGATGGCAAAGTTGCACGGCTGCACAGAGCCGTCTGTGTCCACGTAGACGGGGATGGAGGTATCGCCTACGGTAGCATTGATTGGCGCATAAGTATTGATGAATGACGGCAGCATTGTTGACACTGGTTCGCTAGTCATAATGCTATTAAAGTCGCCAAATGTAACATCAATATTACCGGTTTTACCCACCAGCATCGGGATAGAAGTAGAACCCCAAGCACCAACGCTGATGCTTAAATACACCGTAGTACCTGTCTGATAGTATCCAACCTTGCCCAAATTGCCATTTAGTTCACTTCGAGTAACATAGCTTACGCAATCCCAAGAGTTGTCTGCCTTGGATTTGATAATAATATCTACAAATCCAGCAGCATTTGAATCATTTGCTGTTAGCAATAAGCACCGAATTGACGCCACGCCTCGCGAACTTTTTAAGTCAATCTTGATACATCGACTCCAGTTCGACACTGCACCAGAGTAGCCAGAGTTGTAACTTGTGTTTGTAAGGCCCCCGGCTATTAGGTTGCTCGTGTTATCCCAGCTCGGTGCGTTGCCAGAGCCGTTGGACTTGAGGTACTGACCGGAGGTGCCAGCAGGGGCGAGGTTAGTCGCTGAGGCTGCTTTACCACTGATATTCACGGGCAGCGTTTCGTTGTCCTTGACCTTGGCTGCAGTGATGGCATCGTCTGCTATGTCGCTTGTGCCCACCGTGTCTTTGAAGGCGAGGGCCTTAAGCGAAGCGAAGAAACTGCTGATTGCCGTGAAGATTGCGGACAGCTTGCTGCCACTAGTCATAGACGATGTATCGCCACTCGCCTTCGTGAAGGTAGAAGTGGTGTTGCTTGCATCGCCCGTCTTGTCCAACTTGTTCGCCACCGCCTGCGCCACTGCCGTGCCGGACTGCGGGTTAGTGCTAGTGGCATCATATGTCTGGTCTACGGAACCGCCCCAAGTGCCTGTAGCCCCAGTTGCACCAGTTGGGCCTGTCGCACCTGTCGGTCCAGTTGCTCCTGCTGGGCCAGTAGCACCTGTAGCTCCCGTGTCTCCTTTCGCACCAGTATCTCCCTTGGGTCCTTGTATTCCTGTATCGCCTTTAGGCCCCTGCGGTCCTGTATCACCCTTGGGTCCTTGAGGGCCTGTATCGCCTGTAGGGCCTTGTGCGCCCGTGTCACCTTGAGGTCCAGTCTCACCCTGTGGGCCTGTGTCTCCCGTTGCCCCTGTGGCACCGGTTGCTCCCGTGGGTCCGCGTCCAGTTGTCTGCGGGCGCATGTTGTCCTGCGTCCACAGCATTGCACCGTTGGAAGTATACACTTCCATGCGGTACAGCCGGAATTCGTCGGCGATGATTACCGCACGGCCGTTATTGTCGAGCCGAATCTGTTCCGGGTTCAAGGCTCCGGCGAAATTTCTGTAAGTTACGGCTATGTCATCGGTCCCCGAATAATACACCATTACATATCCGTCAGTATTGTTTACGCCGTTCTTGTCCTGAATCTGGATATTTGGGTCGATAAGATACGATAGAGACATTGCAATTACTCCTTATGTTAGGCCCTGCTGATACCAGTAGGTAAATCCCGTTGTTGGCGCGGTCATCGTCGATAGTGCGCTAGTTATCGCAGGACGAAGTACGAAAAGGTCGTTAAGGTTTTCGTCCCACCCGTCCTGCGGTACGGACTGACCTGCACAATATCCGCAGATAAGCACGACCGGCGACGCGTTGACCGTTGGGCAACACATGCACATCTGTCCGGAAGAATTATCCGGAGAAAGCCCGGTATTGTCTCGCGCGTAGTTGATGCTGCCGTCCGAATAGTACACGTACGGGGCGAAAATGTTCATGACACTAGCATACTTGCACCACATGTATCCAGTTTGCGACACCTGCGTATCCCAGTTACCGTCACCGTTGTATACGGCTCCAGGTGAAAGGCGTGGGCAGTTTCCAGAGTTGCCGTGGTATTCCCACGGTCCAGGATTGTCAGCTACGAGACGGTTAAGAGTACCAGGGTTCCAGCGCAGCATCTTGATGCCGAGCTGGTCCGAAGTTCCAAAAGAGTTGTCTACGATTCTCACGCTACCGAAAGCGACTTTTCCGTCTAGTCCGGAATAGCTTACCAGTCCACGAGGAACCGTGAACCATACGCGAGAGCTACCGGTGAATACGTTCTTGTCAAGTGAAACGCTGTACAGGTAATCGCCTTCAACGTTTACCGGGTACAGGTCGATGCTGACAGGCCCTGAACACATCGTCATGCTGATTCGGTTCACCTTCCACGTAAACGCAGTCTCGAAGCTAACGTTCCTAAAGTCAACAGCCTTTGACTGAACAAAAGACTGTGCGTGGGCATCCGAAAGCGCGATTTTTCCGTTGAAGTGTCCGCCGTATACAGCAATCATGGTGTCGGCAGGATCAATGCCGTTTGCACCGTCGATAGTAAGCAATGTATCGACAGCGGAAATGGACGGAACGTTATTCGAATCTGCTGTCACGTGTACCGTAGAGTTCGATACAGCCAGAGAAGCTCCGTCCAGTGTGACACCGCCGTTGACATTCGTAAGGCCGAGCGAACCGCCGTGCTTGACGACGTAACCGTTGATTATGCCATTCTTGACGTTGCCGAAGCTGTCCGAGGTAAGCTCGAATGTGCTAACCGTGCGGCCCTGAAGGTCGATGGTGTCGAGGCTCCACACCTGCGGTGTAAGCCTTGCGCGGCGCTCAATCATCGTTGCAAGCCAACGGTCTGCATTACGGAACAGTTCGAGTTCCGGCACCTGCGAATACAGTACGTGGTGGCCCTGCGAAATGCTGCCCGGGTCCCACGTGCCAGCGTCCTTGAAGATTTCGTCACCCATGCCAGCGCTGAGAACTTGTACAATGTCAGAAGTCGAGAAGAACTTGTCCGGGATATGTGAGGTCAGGCCAACCTTGAAGTAGGCACCGTTCACATACTCTGTAACAAGGCTATTGTACCCGTGCACGGTCTTGCCCTGCAAATCGACAGTAGAGCGCAACTTGGTGTCGGCGAATCCGTTGATGGTGTCTACAATCAGCGTGTTCGCGCCGCAATGCCAGAAGGCGTCCACTGTGCGGAACCATGACGAATGAGCAAAAGACGAATGATTCGAAATTGTTAAGTCAGCAATGTAGTCTCCAGTTCCTGACGAATTCTCGACACTATTGCAAGTGAACGACGCATTTGTAAACTTCGCTCCGGTGTCGAAAAAAAGACTTTTCTGCGTCGAGTACGACACGTTAGAAGAGTAACTGCCAAAAATGAATCTTACGATAGGAGCAGTCTTCTGCAGGAACGAACCGACAACAAGAGGATAATCAAGCAGAGCGCTTATGTTAGCCTCGTTTGTCCCTGGCACAATGCCATAGACAGAACTAGGCATCATCTCGTCTCCCCACAGAAGAATCCATCGTCCTGAATCGGATACGTTAGATCCTATCACGTATCCGCCGTCCACGTCATTTTGCGAATCTTCATCCCAATAGTATGTACGAGGTACGCAGTCACCAACTTTGTAATATCCGAGTACTTCAACACAGCCGGATACAGTATCCGCATCCATAAGTTCTCCGATTGTGTCTACAGAGTAACGTGCTGAATTGATGGTAGTGTCAAAGCCAACCTCGAAATAGTCGAAATCTTCGAAATCCGTATCAGGAGATAAGACTGACATCAGTCCGTCTGGACCAATGTACCGCTCAACTTTCACGTCGACTATGGCGGCGTCAAAGAAAAGCGTAGCGTCTAACCTTCCGGAGTTGTTCAGTAGTTGCGGGTTTTGAGCCTGCACGAAGGCTTCGCCTTCCATGGTGAACACATCTAGCTTGACGTCGCTGTCGTGCAAGTACATGGTGACACGTCCGGCAAGAGGCTTGCCGGAAAGGTCCACGATGCTTTCAGGGTTGAATCCTATCTTCATTGCTTACGTTCCCCATCCTGGCATGGTGAAAGTCTTCGCTATCTCCGCCGCGCTCTTGATCTTCTGCGTCTCGAGCTGCACGGCCTTCTGTTCTAGGTCCATCTGCGCCTTGTCTGCCTCGGCTGCAGCCTTGACGGCATCGCCGCCGGCTTGAAGCTGTGACTGCAGGGCCATCTCCTCCATCTTGAATTCGTGGTTCATCTTCATCTTCACGAATTCAGCCTGGAGGCTCTTATCCATTTCCTCGCTCGACTTCTGGTAGGTCTCTACCTGTGCCGTGAGCTGCAGGATTTCGGCATCCTTCTGTTCGATGGCGGTCTTCATCTGCTCGATGGTCTGCTGCATTTCTGCTTCCATCGGTGTCTGCTGCGGTGCGGCGTTGAGTTCCGCGTAGAGCTGTGCCAGGATTTCGTTGTCCGGGTGAGTGCGAAGGATCGCGTTGGTGATGAACCTCTTCTGGTTGGGTTCAACAACCGGCATGATCGCCGTCAGTTCCTGACGTGCTATCTGCAATTCCATGTAGTTTTCGGGTCCCTGCGTGACCTGGACGTTGATGTCGGAATGACCTAGCAACGCGAGGACAGTGTCGCCGATAGACTTGAAGGTTGTTCGGAGGTGTGCGAAATAGTGGCGCACGTTGTTCTGGAACACCTTCGCCGTATACATGGCAGCGGTTGCCGTGACATTCGTCTCCACATCAGCAAGTCCCTTGGAGTCCACGCCGGTGATGGACGAAAGCATCCCCAAAGTACTCTGTACCACTCCCTGCACGTCCGCAAACTGGACCGTATTGTCGAGGCGCTTCGGGAGCTCCAGCACGGTCTTCTTGTCGTTAGCCAGACGGTTGGCAGGGATAATCGGGTTGTTGCCGGTTCCTGCGTTCTTGTAGTAGGTATCGAGGCCCTTGAAACTCTCTGCGTAGCCCTGCCATTGGGCCTTCGGGGACTGCGTGAGGCGTTCGCCAAGCTGCGTGAAGCTGTAGTTGACGATACGCTGTACGTCCTCGGCCTTCGACACAAGGCCCGTGTATGTGGCCTTTCCGTCGTCGTCCCACGTTTCCTCGCCCCATACCGGGAAAATCGGGATGCGGTGGATGGGAATGACGGTCTGGTTCTCGACCTTTTCGCCGTTCTCGTCCGTTACGTAGTCCTTAACCTCGATGTCGTTCACGAACGTGTAGACGTGACATCCGTCGGTATCGAGAACATAATAGGTGATGATAGGCACGAGTTCGGAGCATCCTGCGTCTGCCACTATCATCTTCGCGTCTTCGCCTGGAAGGTACTGCTCGCCCATGTGCACGCGGATCCATTCTCGTGAGCGGTAGTCGACAAGGGCGCCTTCCATTGCGTCGGAGCCGTCAAGTTCCGTGGAGTCCGGGTCAAGGACAACTCTATTGAGGTCCTTTACTGAATAGATTACCGGGACTTCGTTGCCGGACGGGTCAGTATCGGAGCCTATAGCCATTACGCCGAGTCCGAAGGCGACCTGGTTCGTGACGGCCTCCTCGGATGCGAACCTGTTGGAGTCCTTCTCGAAGAACTTGTCAATTTCACCGTCGATATTGAAGTCGCCAGAGAACCAAGTGAACGGGAACGCAGAATAGGAATTCGCTACGGAGTGGACCTGGTTCGAAAGTACGTTAATGGTGATGCGGTTGCGTGCGCGGGATATGAACTTGTCGTCGCGCTTGTTCCATTGCTTTCCGGACAGCATCTTCTTGTTGTCCTCGATGCGGTCGTAGAGGCCGGAGAACTTCGCCTTCGACCTCGACTGGAACTTCTTGAACTTGTTGAGGATTTCTTCAGACATCTTACACCTCTATACTACCCGCTAGTTTTTCCCGCCACCGATTTCCCAGATAGGCCGAGATGCTTCGGTCCCTGAAAGAAGTCGGTGTCCCTTCTCGATAAGCCACAGGTTAAAATCGTCCGGGTCTTTCGCGTATCCGAACTTCACGATGTCGGGATTCTTCTTGATGGCTTCGAGGTATTCCTTGTCGCGGCCGTTCAAATCTTCGGACACCTTGATGGCATCAATCTGCTTGCCGATGCGTTCCTTCTTGAAGCCTTTCTTTTCGTCTTCGCGGATATTCTCAAGAGCCTTCGAAGGATCGACGCCGGGAAGCCCCGCAGCTGCAATGGCGGCTCCTATCTTTGCGTCGCGGTCGCTGCCATAGCGGTTGACAAATACCGTAGGCGCAGCCTGTTCCGCAATGTCGAGAATCTTTCCCATCTTCGTAGTGGGTGCAGGTAGACCTCTCTGCACGCGGCTAGTACCGAAGCCCTGTTCGCCAAGTCCTGCGAGCATCTGTCGGACCCTGCTCTGTGCGCTTCCGTTTCCGCCTGTGCTTCTATTCAGTTCGCCGGAACCGACCCTTGCAGCATTTCCGAGAATACGTGCAAGCGAATAGTTTACGCCCAAGTTTGTTGTCGTACCCATGAGCGCATCGCCGACTGAGTATTCTTGGCGGTCTACGTTCGGGTCTTCTTCTCCACGCATTACAGCGTCCACGGCCTCGCCGGAAAACGGAGCGACTGCGTTTCCCAGAATGTTGGAAATGACCTTATTTGAGGTTTTCTTCGAGAGCCATCCGCCGACCTTCGGCGCGTACCCGATCACCTTGGATATTCCCTGCATGTACCTTGCACCGGGTACACCCATAAGCCCAGTTTCTAGCGCATCCCCTATGTAGTCCTTCGCGCTTGGGTCTCGGCCTTCCATGTATGCTTCGTACTGTCTCGGCGTGAAGAACTTCGAGTCCTTCGCCCATGCGTACTGCAAAGGGTTCTTGACTTCGCCGTTTTCGTCCATCCCGTTAAGTGCGAGGATTCGCTTTGCCTTGATGTCCTCGTTCATTTTGTCAATGGTTGCGGATTGCCAAACCTTTTTAATCGTATTCCAGCCGCGCTCTCCGAGTGCCGGATTTTCAACAACCTTCTTTTTCCATTCAGCAGACTTCTTCGGAAAGTCCTCGATGAACTTCTGTTCCGCCGTCCTTCCGTCAGGCATATTCTGCGGGTCGCCCTTGATTCCAAGAACCCCTTCAATAAATTCAACTGTAGGAACGTCCGTTTCAGCACGTTCCACTTGTTTCTTGAACCATTCTGGAGCATCGTCACCCACGGCATCAATGACACGATTTCTGTAGTACGATTCAGTAGACCCGCTAGCCGTATCAGCTGCCGCAGCGATATTTTCCGGAACAGGAAGATTTTGACCATATCTTGCGTTGAGGATTTCGCGAACGCTTCTGTTAATTTCAGCCATATTTAAATCCTCTTGAGTTCACCCGTTTTCGGGTCATAGGTGAAACGCTTCTTGAACTCCTCGTACTCTTCACGGGAGAGCTTCGCGATTTCTTCAGCCACATTTACGGAATTCACAACGCTATTGAACCAATTTTCCCACCTTGCGTTTTTCGCTTTGGCCTTGGCTTTTGCTTCTTTGGTTTTACCCTTGTATTGTTCCACAAGAGGCTGGAGGTCCTTGGAGAGTTCTCCGTTCGGATTCTTGGCGATATATTCTTCCATATCCTTGATGTCATCGTCCGACAAGTCGTCGTTACGCCACTTTGTGTACATGCTATTCCCCCATTCAAGGAGGTTTAAACGGCCCTTGTTCTTGTTGGATACACCATCGGCAATTTCGCTGTTCAGTCTATACCATTCATCAGGCAATTTAATTCCAGCCGCATCTGCATCTCTTTTAGCCTTGTCGAGCATTACGCGGATGTTGGCAATACGTGCATCCCTCGTTTCATCTCCGGTATCGTCAAGACCGTATGCAAGTTTCTTGGCTTCGTCGATGCTGTTCCATATTCCGGCTTCTCCGGCCTTCCTAGCACCAGCCGCGCCCTGCTGAATGTAATAGGCGTTCTGCACCATGTTGTTGTAGGTGCCCATGTCTCCGGCTTCCGCACGCTTTGCAGCGACATCTACCATGCCGGAAGAGAAGCCAGGATTCTCTCGGTCAAACTTCTCGATCTGCAAGTCAATTTCCGCAAGCTGTCTTTCAAGGTCTGCGAGTTCTTTGCGGAGTTTCTTGTCTTCGTAGGCGGTCTCCGCATTCGCCATTGCGGAACCCATTGCAGCGCCATAGCCTTCAATGTTCGGGTTCTGCGGAGTTGTCGGCATTCCCTGCCATCTAAACGGTGTGTCCATTGTCGGTTCCATAAAGTCTCCTTATCTATCCATGATTACGGTCATAGTGAGCCCTTCCGAACCATCCAAAGTTCGGATTTATTGTCCTTGACCCGTCCTTATTCTTTTTGCCTTCCCTACCCGCAACAGCCCTTCCTATGGACGGGGCCGTAAGCAGTTCCTTTGCAACTTCCGAGGATTCGCGAGGATTGCTTCCGCCGAGGTACGTGTACCACTTTCCTCCACCACGGAACTGAACAGCGATCTTGTTGTTAGGCAAGATTTTCACGCCGGAAACGGCAGAAGAACCAGGCGTAAAGTCTACACGGGGCTGAACATCTTCTCCAGGCCACCAGCTCTGCAAAGACTTTTCCCCTGCAGGGCCACCCGTTGCGAGAGCCTTGTTGTGTTCTTCAAGACTCTGCGAAAGTGCGCCCTTCGACGCGAGTTCACGATTCAAAGAGCTGTTCTCATACGGGGTGTCGCCACCGACATAAATCATCGGATAGTTGAAATCACTCGTAAGCCCTGGATACGTGAAAGCCGCGCCGGGGAGTTTCTTCCCTGCGGACGCGGAAAGCACCTTCGACATCTTGCCGCCGGTGAACATCCCGACACCAGGCAAAAGCGACATGGCAAGACGAGGGAGTGCGTCAAGTATCAACTTCAACGATACAGCCATTAAATCCCGATCCTCTGCTTGATGGCTTCAATCTGCGCGGCTATCTTGGCTCGCTGCTGCACTAGGCGTGCGCGTTCGTCAGCCTTGCCACGGATAAGACCGGACGTTTCGCCGAAGAGCTGACGCTGACGGTCTTCCTCGGTAATCCTGCGCTGCCTGTCCTCCGCGTTCATGCGGTCGAGTTCTGCATTGCGGCTACGGTTGTATTCGCGGTCTTCCTTCAGGTCGCGGTACTGCTTAACGCGGAATATCGTATCGCCTACGGCGCCAAGATTATCGCCAAGCCTTTCGCGCTCTGTCACGGTCCTCGGTGTAGCGACGTTTACGCCCTTCCAACGGAATCCTACATTCATCGGCATGTCTTTACCTCCTATGCGAAGATTGCGCCAGCGAGCTTCGCGGCACCGCCGATAAGGTCGCCAATTCCGTTGGTTCGGCCAGCGTTAAGGTTCGCCTTGTTCTGCACGACGTCGCTCATCACTTCGAGGTTCGCATTGTTCTGGTTTGCAAGGTTCCCGTAGTAGTTTCCGATTGCGTCCGAAAGCGCAGTGCGGTCTGCGCCGTATACGCCGGCGAGAGTACCGATGTTGTTGATCTTCTGCTGTCCGGTCTGCCATTCCTGCAGCTGCTGCGAGCGGTCCTGCATCATGCGGTCGTATGCAGCCTTCCATTCTTCGCTTGCGAGGGCCTGTTGCTTTGCCGCCACCTTGTCGACGTAGTTGGACGAGAAGCGGTTGCCGCCCGACGCGCTCGCGTTGTTGATGGCTCCCATAGCGGCAGAAACTCGCTGGTTGGCTGCCGGGTCCATGAATTCGTTCACGTCGCCCTGGTAAGAGAAGTCTTTTCGGTTAGCAATCGCATCTGCAAGTTGCGACACCGCGTCGTTGTACTTGGCGGCGTTGTCGCCGTACATGCCCTGCATCTGCCCGTAGTAGTCGTTATACAGGGCGTTGTTCTTTGCCGCCGTGCTGTCGGCATACGCCTTGATTTCGTCAAGGCTTGCGATGCTCTGGTCTATGGCTGGATTGTTGCTCGTGCCGAGAAAATCGCCGAGCTTGTCAAGAATACGCATCAGTCTTCCTCCTTTTCCTTCTCGTCCTTTTCTTCCTTCACGGCCTTCTTTTTCGGCTTCGACTTTTCGTCTGCCTCGTCAAGGGTCATGTTGTCAACGAAGTTCTCGATGGCGTCCTTTAGCTTCTTCAAGCCTTCAACCATTTTTTTATTTTCATTTTCCATTGTTGTCTCCTATAGTGCCGAACATGATGACCTGCACCACGGACTTTTCCGGCAACGTGAAATTCCTGTCTTTTGCCTTCACTACTATACTACCCGAATGCTCCGCGTTTGCCCACGAAAGCAGACTCGTTCTCGGAGGGGTCACCGGGAGCATGCCTGGACCCGCATCGAGTGTGGCCGTCATAGCCACCATGAACGGGGTCTTTACGACGTGCCATTCGCGCTCGTCGTACTCGTTCCATATCCCGCAGAGGACACCCCATACATCCTCTTTGGACGAACCCGCGTTGATAATGCCGTTTCTCATTTAGGCAACCTCGCAATTTGTCCCTCATCGGCATTTAACCACGCAATATCGTCAATATCAAAAACATCTTCATATATTTTGCCGTTACCCGCGTAATCTTGTGCTTGCATTTTACTTGGAGAAACAAAACTACCAACAGAGAAAGGTCTTGAACTATACAATCTTATTTTTCGAGTTTTTGCCGCGTTATCGAGGATTTCTTTAGTCACATCTGGGTAACTACTCACATCACCAATATCATCGAGTGTATATTGTCGCGCCTCGTTAAAATCGAGGACATCTTCTACGTTCCTAATTCCGGTGTGATAATCGTCAACCATCGGATTTGTTTTTATTATCCGCTCTGCTTTTTGTGCTTTTGTCAAAGGCTTGGCGGCTTTCGCTAAAGTTTTAGAAACCTTCCCCACAACCGGGATAGAAGCCAATACGTAAGAGGCTGGAGTGTAGCTTTCTCGGCCTTCCATTTCGTCTAGGTACATCTGTGCAGCCGGAGCAAACCACTCGTTTATATCCCTCACGTATGCCATAGGGTTTAACGGCTCCTTCCTTGCGTGAGGAACTACCAAATCCAAAGCACCGTTTATGAAATCCGTAAATTTAGGCATTATATCATCTCCGCCGTCGATTCCGCCCTGATGGAGCAGGAGTTTAAAATCAGTTCTGTCGGGTGCGAGTAGGTCAAACGGATTACGCACTTCCGGCACATGCCGAGGTTGTAGAACCTGACGCGGTGAGAATATGCACCCGTCCGCCCGAGAGACGTGGAGCGAACGTTGCCGAAGGTGTTGCCTCCGTCCTTGCTCACTTCCAAAAGGAGCATCGGCTTGAGCTCGTAATCGTCCCAGGAACCGACGTTACATTCAACGGCAAGTTCCTCGAACATGAAGTTGCGGAGGTTGTCAACGATTACCGCCGTCTGTCTGTGCCTTATCATGGGGATGCTAGTGCCGTCCGGGTAATCCTCGCTCCAATAGTCGCCATTGAAAAGACAGACGCATCCGTCGTTCGTGAACGTGTAGAACTTTTCGCCAAAGTACGCGACAGCGCCGGCACGCCATTGCGACTCTACGCCGCTGGTCTTGTTCCGGCTTGTCCGCTGATGCCAACCGCCGTCCAGCGTGTCATAGACCCACGTTTCTCCGAGGTTGTTTAGCTGCAGCACGTAGAAGTTGTGGTCCGCGATGGAATAGCAGAAGCCGTAGGCCGACTCGGTGGACTCCTGAAGCAGCTTGTGTTCCATCCAGTCTTCAGATATTTTCTTGAAAGTGGTGCCGGACACCATCATTACGGCCTTACCGTACTGTGCGCCAGAAGCGACAAAGTATACTACGGACCCCGAAGATGCTATCGAGTATGGAGCCTCAAGGCCGAACGAGTTCTGCGCCGTATAGCTAGTGCGTATCCAGTCCTCGAACTCGCCACTTCCGCGCTGCCATATCTCGACCGTCTTCGGACCCCAAACGTATAGCGTAGGGCCTACGGCATAGAGGCCGTTGATGTTGTCGCTCGAAGATTCCGTGTTGAAGTACTGCTGAACGTGATAATCGTCTTCGAATACGTGCAGACGGGACTCGACATCCTCCGTCTTGACGGTCACTCCGTCCGTCTCGTATTCGGGCTTCCCGTCCTCGCCCATCTTGAACATGGTGCGTCTATCGTTTGCCAACGGATAAGGAACGGAGTAATAGCAGTATCCGGACCCGGAATCGTTCACCACGATGGACCCTGCAACAACGGCGACATGCGAAGGAGTGACTAGTCCTCCCATTGACGTTATTCGCTCCGGCATCTGTATCTGTACTAAACCTCCACCTTCAAGGAGGTCGTAGTAGTAGAGGTTGGCTCCGTCAGCAATCAGAAGCAATGCACGTGGGCCTCCGGTCTCAGCAAACGATATACGCGAATTCGTAGGCGCCACGTACCCGATGAAGGTCTTGTTGCCGTACACGTCGAAGCGGTAAAGGGAGCTTCCGAATACCGCAAACATGTCCTCGCTTGAGTTCTGTTCCGACAGTCCGATAGTCGAGACGTAGGCGCCACGGCACTTCGCACCATCAGCAACCAGCGACATGAACTTCATTCCTGGCACAGATTCCATGTACTCATCGTTTCCGTTCTTGGAGAAATACATGTTGCATGACCATTGCGAGCCCTGCATAGCCGGGAACTTCGCCTTGTTCGATGCGCCGATAAGGAATTGAGTGACCTTGCCCGTCGCCATGCTATAACCCCACTCCGCCTAGTCCGTTGTAGTAGTCGTCCATGTAGCCGTTCGCTCCGTTGTCGATGTTCGTCATCGGACGGTTCACTAGCGTGTTGCGGTCGATAGAGTCCTTCGCGTCGTTAAGGTCCTTCTCGGCCTGGTCAAGGTAGGAGTAAAGCTTGTACTTCTTGCAGAGGCGCACTTCGAGCGCGTAAAGGATGAGGTCGTGGTAGAGGTCGGAAAGGTAGATGGTATCTCCGAGCCTGTACTGCGGAAGGCGTGAGTTAACGAACAACTTCATCTCTACCGGGTTGCTGCCGTTCAGCTTCAGGACTCCGACAACGCGCTTGTTTCCGCTCGGAGCCGTCTCGGTGTCGAGCGAATAGCTGTAGAGCTGCGGAAGGCTGAAAGTGTTCGATGCCGCGAGGTCCTGCGGACTTGCCGGAGTCAGGCGCAGCCAGCGGATGCCTACCCTTCGGCTCACTCCCTGAACAGAGTCGGGAGGTTCCGAGTCGATGCAGTTGGGCTGCTGCTCCTCGCCTTCTTCAAGTTTGCGGAAAACGACAGAACCGGACGAAACGCGGTCGTATTCCTTGACGGTGCAGGATAGGTAGCTGTCCTGGTTCAGCATGGCGACGGCCCTGTTTAGAAGGCCCTCCGCGCTGGACGCGATGTCTCCCGGCACGGCGTCGCCGTCGGAAACGAGGTTGACGTCCTCGCATGCGCTCTGTATAAGTTCATTAACGGTCATATATTCCTCTCTTCTATACTACCCGCATGGGAAAAGGCCGCAGGGAACGTGTCCCTGCAGCCGTGGGAGGAGAACTTCCTGCAGCAACGCCCTTAGTCGAGCTGGAGGTAAGTAGTCACGGATTCGCGATGGTCGAAGATCTTCGCGAGGTAAGGCATGTCGATGCGGACAAGCTTCACGCCGTTCTTGCCGTCACCGAAAGCCATGAGCTTGACGGTGATGTTGCCTTCGGTGCCAACGTCCTGCGTTTCGCTGCCCGGAAGGGAGTCGAAGCGGTACTGGTCCCATCCGAGACAGGTCTCGGTACGGCACTGGCCGACAGCATAGTGCTTGGAGGCCGTGAGGACCGGGGTAAGGGTTAGTGTGACGGTAGTGTCGGAAGTTGCGGAAGCGATTGCGGTTGCGGTCATCCAAGCGTTCGCGTTGTTGTAACCCTTGCCGGAAGCGGTGATTCGCAGTTCCGGGATGCCGGTGACTGTGCTGGAGCCCTGCTTTTCCGAGGTCCAGAAGATGACGTAGTCCTTGTCGGTTTCTATGCCGGATGCGTTGCGGATCTTCAGGCCGGACACCTTGTAGGCTGTACCCGGAATCATGGTGCCGCTGTTCGGGGTGGCGGTCTTGATTGCGGTCACGCCGATGATGTTGTTGCTTGCGTCCTTGACGACGGTGCCGGTGATGGTCGGTGCGGACGGCATGCCGGTGGTGTCAATGATCGGGGTGTTAGCCACTTCGATCTGCTGTGCGCCGGAATACTTACCGAGATAGGCGTCTCCGTAAATTTTGGACATTTCAGGAGTCGGGATGAACTTCGAGAGACCGGCTTCGGCGATGTCGCCCATGATGTCGGGGTTCTGGAAGGAAAGGAACTTTCCGCCGACACCTATATTACGGAGGGCAGCGGCGGACTTCGTGAGGAGGCCGAAGCCTACGGACGTAGCGACCACAGCCTGAGCGGAACGGAACATGTTTTCCGCCATAACGGCCTTCTGCGTGGAGAGGGCGATGTTGGTTGCACGAGGCTTGGCGATTTCTTCGGAGAAGTCCTCGATGTTGACGAGTTCGTCCCAGAGGTCAACTTCTACACTGGAGTTCTTGTTGTTGATGTAAGCGTCGATTTCGGGTTCGGAGATGGTGTCCGGATTTGCGACGATGCCGTCTACGACGGTGCCGGGGTCGGGAAGATAACCGGAAACCTTCTGGCCGTATTTCTTGCCCTTGATTTCAGCCTGGGAGAAGAAGGATTTGGAGCCCTTGATGTAGGCCATGTCGTCTTCGATCATGGCTGCGATAAGCTTGAGTTTCTTGTTGTTGGCGAAAGCCATAATATACCCCTACGGATAGGTGTTGTACTTTTTCGTTGATTTCCGCGACCCAACGGATTAACAGAGCCATTGAAAAGCGGACTTTGTACAGCCTTCCGCACGGGCGAAAGAGGGAATTGCCGCCCTCACGGGACATGGCCTTGCAATGCCATTCCCATATATACTACCCGCAAAAAACGCACCCCCATAGGAGTGCGCCAAAAAAAATTTTCCATGTGGTTATTTTCAAGACTAGCGCAAGCCCCGGATGAAGCTACGCATCGCGTCGTGGTCGCTGAAGATGTCGGGTGCGCTTCCGCTGCCGGCCTGCTTTCCTGGCTTGCCGAGCTTGGGCATCACGGACTTGGGCGCAGCCGGGGTTGCGCCGTTGAGCGGCATTGTCTGCTGCACGCCCTCCGCAGAAAGTTCCTTCTCGATGGCGCGGAGCTCGTAATAGATGTCGAGCTGGTTCATGTTGCGGTCGTTGAATACGCGTTTGAAGGTCTCGGCATCGTCAAGCATCTTCTCGAACACCTTGGGGCCGGACGGATTGTGCATCAGGTAGTCGGCAGCCGTGGGGCATGCGTCAAGGATGTCTCCGAGGCCGTTCTTGTTCGCGTACTGGATCTTGGAGAGGAACTTCTGCGCCCTCGCCTTGTCCTCGCCGAAGGAACGGTCGACGTGAGCAAGCCAGCTTTTCTGCTGCTCAAGAATCTCGGCTTCCGCCTCGTCGCGCTTCCTGGACTCCTCCGCATCCTTGGCCCTGCGTTCCTCGTCCTTCGCGTCACGTTCTGCCATGAGGGCCTCGACCTTCTTTCCCGCGAGGTAGTCGATATACTCCTCGTCCGTCTTGAACGCCATGCGGTCCTTCACGGGTTCGGCTGGGGCCACCTTCTTTTCGAGTTCCGCGAACTTCCTTTCAAGCTCGGCGTACTTCTTGTCGCGTTCTGCAAGTTCAGCCTCGTGCTTCTTCGACTGCTTCTCCAGCTTGCGCTTGAAGCTGTACTCCGCGCGTGAGAACAGGTCGTCCTTTTCTTCCGGCTTCTTCGTCTGGCTTCCGGGTTCTTCCGCGACTTCATCGTCATGTTCTTCCGTCTTTCCCTGCTGTACGGATTCGGCGGTGGCGGTTTCTTCCGTCGTTTCGGCTTTCGTTTCCTCCGTGGTCTCGACCGGCTGCGTATTTTCCGGCTGTTCCTCCGCCTTCATGCTTTCGATCAGTTCGTCTACTCGTGACATTGTCTTACCTTCCTTGTGTTGTTGTTGTGAATTTCCTTGCCTTCTATGTCGGCCACCCTTGCTGCCAGCGCGTCTGTGGTTGGCACGTCAAGCTGCGATTCCGTCAGTATCTCCGCCCGCCTAGCCCTGCCGTAGACATTGCGCCGGATGTTGCGGAGCCTGTTCTGCGCCGTCTTCTCGAAAAACTTTATCATGGAGAACGGGTTCGAAGTGTTGACAGTCCCCGAAGCTATGGCACGTAGTTCAAGGTAGACCAGTTCCGACTGGACGTCTGGCGAGAACATGGTCGAAGAAAAGCAGATGAACGAAGGTTCCTTCTTCAGTAGCTTCTTCGTAGCCATCGCGGCTATCCCGGTAAGCACCTGTCCGAGGAGGTTGTCGACGTCTGCCGGGCATTTGCCGGCCATCTTCAGCCTTACCGCCATCGCGAGGGCGTCCGCGTGATCCAGCACGTTATCCATCAGCCGTCCTCCATGATACTCGCCAGTTCTTCGTCCGTCACGCCGTACACGTTGTCAATGTTCATGGACGGGTCGTCGACCGCGGACAATTCAAGGCACGAAAGCATAGCGGCATCCAGGATGTCCGTAGACATCTTCAATAGGGTCCGAAGTTCCTCCTTCGGAGTTATCAGAAGGCGCCCCTGCGGGTTCTTTCGCCAAGCCAACGAGCAAGCCTGCCTTTTAAGTTCAGGAGTAAGCGGGAACCCTTCGACACACAGGCCGGCCTTCACCATGTCCGTAAAGTTGAAGGCCATCTCCGCCCTTGCGTTGGCAAACTTCTCACGGTTTCCTTCGGAAGCGGCACGTGCAAACGGCACTTGCTCGCACGCCATCTCGTACTTGAGAATGTTGTACTCGTAGTCGGAGAAGGCCATATCCATGTTCAGCTTCGTTATCGGGAGTCTCCTATGACTCTCACGGATGCGGCGCACTGTCTCCTCGTGGTTGATTCCGTTCAGTTTCCACATCTCTACCGTCTGCTTTCCCTTTCGCTTGAAGAACGCCGTGGAGTCCCGTTCCACGCCCTCGCCGCAGTCGAGTCCAGCCATAACGGAGTTGTCGAGAGACATTGCAGGGTATGACGGGAAATTCTCCATTCGTATAAGAGTGGAAGCCATGGATCCGACAACAAGTTCTCCTTCGAGCTCCTGCCGCCTCATCTCCTCGGTAGCTATTCCTGAAAGCATCAAATTGTACTGTTCGTCGCTGATGAAGATATTGTCGCGCGTGCGCGCCCGTATTATCTCCCAGTCACATTCCGGCGACGCCATCATCACGTTCCACATGGAATCCATCCTTGGAGTGGTCGCGCCGTAAATCTGCGGGTTCTTTACTTCCGGTCCGCGCATGCACGGACCCCATACGGACAGGATGTCGATCGGGGCAAGGAACGCCTCGTCGAGAATCATCTTCGAAATGTTCGTATAGCCACGGGAAGCGTCGACGGACTCGTAGGTCCCGAAATAAACGTAGTGTCCGTTGTACCGCATCTGCATTGGAGCCTCTCGCCACTCGATAAGGTCGTATACTCCCCACGCGGCAGCGAGTCGCTTGATTTCTGCGTAGAGCGTATCGTGTAGCGTGTCGTAACGCTGTCCGCCCACCATAACGTTCTGCCCCATGAACAGGGCCATGAGGATAAGTACGGCTAGGACATAGGACTTTCCGGCGCCACGTCCGCAGATAAGGATTGTCTTCCCCGCCTTCGAGGCGAGTAGCTTCATCTGGTGAGGCAATAGCTTGAGCTGTACCTTCACCCGACCTCCACGCCGGTGACCTCTATTTCCAGCTTTGAGTCAACCTTCCCGGACAGTTCCACCTTCTGCTTGCGCTCGGCAGCGTCACTGAAACCTGCGAACTCGGCCAGCATAAGAATCTGCTTTATGTCACCGTCCTTTACGGCCTTCATGACGGCGCGACGGAAAGAAAGACGGGTGGCCGATTCCGAATCGTCAAGTTCAACGCCCAGCTTTCGGAACGATTCGCGAAGCGCCGGAGTGACAAGCAACCGCATACCCAATGCGCGCGAAATCTCTTCCTTGAACGTGTCTCGCGTGAGAGCTTCTTCGCTGTTCTGCCTCCGTTTGGCGGTGGATAGTTTTTGCATTTCGCGAGCCTGCTCCGACGTGATGCGCCGGAGGTTCTTCAAGGACTTTTCTGTCGGCTTGCGAGATGTCTTCACTGGCTACCCCTCCAGCTTTTCAGCCTTCTGCCCCGTGAGTTTTTCCCATCGCGCAATAATCACGTCGCAATAGTGAGGGTCGAGTTCCATCAGTCGAGCCTTGCGGCCTAACTGCTCGCAGGCTACGATGGTCGTTCCGCTGCCTCCGAAGCTGTCGAGGATGATGTCACCCTCCTTGCTGCTGTTCTGTATTTGATAGCCGAATAATCCGACAGGCTTCATGGTGGGATGGTCTTCGCTGCGTGTTGGTCGTTCCCAGTCTATGACGGTAGTCTGCTTGCGGTCGCCATACCAATGATGCCCTGCGCCATCTTTCCATCCGTATAGGCAAGGCTCGTGCTTCCATTGGTAGTCCTGCCTGCCCACGAGGCTGTTCTTGTTCCATATCAGCTCCTGCCGTACTTGAAGCCCGACGGAGTTCAGAGCCAACTCGAAGTTCACGTACTCACGGCTTGCGAACCAAATGTAGAACGATGCGCCCTCCTTCATCACTTGCACCGCTGCATCGAATGCATTGTGTAGGAATTGGAAGAAGGTGTCGCTATCCATCTTGTCGTTTTGAATTGTCAGCTTGCCGAGTTTCTTTCGCTCCTCTGCGCTGATGGCATGTGAGCCACCTACTATCTCGACGTTGTATGGTGGGTCTGTGAGCCACAAGTCGGCCCTTTCCCCGTTCATCAACTTTGCCACGTCCTCGGCCTTGGTAGAGTCGCCACACATCAGTCGGTGTTCGCCAAGCAGCCAAATCTCGCCCTTCTTGCAGACAGGCTCTACTTCTTCCGGGACTTCATCTTCCACGACTTCCGTATCTTCGTCGCCATCGGACAAATCGAAGCCGAAGTCCCCCATGTCGATGTCGCAAGCGTCAGAGATGGCGTCCAGCTCGTCGCCCAGCAAGTCCATGTCCCATTCCGCGAATTCGCCAACCTTGTTGTCCGCAAGGCGGAATGCCCTAATCTGGTCGTCGGTCAGGTCGTCGGCCATGATGCAGGGAACCTCGCTCATGCCGAGCGACTTCGCGGCAAGCAGACGCGTGTGACCGCATACGATAACGCGGTTTGAATCGATGATGATGGGGACCTTGAAACCGAACTGCTCGATGGAAGCCTTTACGAACTTCACTGCGTTCGTGTTCTTGCGCGGGTTTTTCTCGTAGGGACGGACCTCGGAAACGGGGAGCATGACGATCTTGTCGGCGCTCAACTTGAGAGCATTGCCGGTCCGTGCAATTTCGTGTGACTTAGCCATTTTAGCCTCACTTTGCCGCGACGTCCTGGCGGAGTTCCCATATTTCGCACAGAACGGCACGCAGGAGCGCACAAACGCTCAAGGGGTAGTCCTTGTAAGGGTTTACCCTTTTTTCGGCCTCTACGGGGTCTTTCTGTTTGATTTTTGGTGTAGTTTCTTCGGCGGTATGCAAATTCATCTGTTCCGCCGTGCCTTTTTTCGCCATAACGCCTCCCAGAATTACGCGGAATTAGTACACTTGATACAGTTGTGTATTATGAATATATACAAATATTAGCATAAAAGCAAGAGCAAAAACAAAAAAAGGCGGGTTTTATGCCGTCTTTTTGCAAAAATCATACAAAATGTCGAGTTTTACGAGAAAAATTCTCTCGTCAGTTGTCCTTTTCCAGGAATTTCTCCAATGCTCCTCGCAGACGAACAGCCACGGCCTTTTCGTCCTCTCCCCTCTTGAGGGATGAGAGAGACAGCTTTATGGCCTCCACCAGCCATTCGCGAGTGTATTTCGGTGTCTTTGCGGTCATAGCCAAAAATTAAAAATGCGTGTAAACACCCCTCGGGCTCGCCTCGCGCGCACGCGCGTAAGAGTTGAGTATGAGGGATATTTACATATAGGTTTACTGGTTAAATGAAAGATAATGGTGATGTTTACTTATTACTTCTAACTGATAACTACTTACTATAGTAAGGTTTGGTTTCAGTTTGGTTTCAGTTTGCTTTCAAACCAAAATCAAATAAAAAGCTATTTGGTTTCAGTTTGCTTTTTTTTTATTTTCAAGCCGTCCAGCGCGTCGAGGATTCGCCGCAAGCCTTCCGTGACGATCTCCAGCGGGTCGGACGCGCCTACGTTCTTTAGCAATCCCGCCAGGACGGCCTCGGCCACGTCTTCGCCGAAAGCCTCCTCAAGTTTCATCCCGTTCTTCAACAGCACGGCGAGCTTGTCAATGGACAGGCCGCTCTTGCCGCTCAAATAGAGGCTCACGACGCTATCCGAGCAGTCCAGGAGCTTAGCCAGCTGCTTGTTGTTCAGGTTCATGCGCGACTTGTAGGCCGTCAGACCTTCGACTAGGTTCATAAAATACCGCCTGTTCCGTGGTTTTTCGGGACAATTTAGCAATATCAAATTTTTTTTGAACTTTTTTTGAAAAAAGTATTGACAAATTGAGAAATACAAAGTATATTTTGAGTATTGAAATAAGAATTTGAGCAACACTCAAACAAAAGGAAGAAAAATGGCTGAATATAAACAGGTTAGCGTAACGCCGCAGACCGCCGCCAAAATCGACGAGCTGAAAACGCGCTACGCGGAAAAGGGAACTCCGATGCAGGCGCCGACGATTGTCGGCCTCGCAATCAACAAACTCTCCAAGGACTTGAAGTAAACCTATGGCCGATTCTATCTGGTGGACAAAGATGCTTCACAAGGAAGATTTCTGCGAGCATTTCTGCGAAATGTCCGACAAGGAAATTGTCGAAGACATCCGCAAGTCCATCGCGTCCTTCATGAAGCAGCGCGAAGAAGGCGAGGATTTCGGCGCAAAGATGGTACACAAGGCGAAGCTCCGCATCGATGCCGTCCATGACGTAAGGTCGGACGCCGGAAAGCAGGGCGGACGCCCGCGCAAGAATCAAGACACTACGGCAGACGGGGACATCCGCGAGGACTCCCAGGATCGTAAATCTGGTACGTCTGCCAACCTTTACGGAGAAGCTCCTCACCGCGAGGCAGGGGAGGCTATAGTCAGCCGCGAAAGCGGTGCTCTCGCGCCCACCACCTTCTCCAGGAATATGCGGCGGGTGCCGCAGAACGAAGCCCCAGCGCACGGATTCAGCGGTGGGCGTACCGCGCAGGGTACTATGTCCCGCTCCCCGGAGGCGGCTGCGCAATCCGGGAAAGATTACGACCAAGAAACCGACCCGGTAAGCACAGACGAGGCTCGGCAAAGCCAGGCTAGGGAAATCCAACGGCGTGCGGGGGCGGACTCCGTAAGAGGGACTCCATTGCATAGCGCCCCCGCACGTTCTCCCGCCCGCAAGTTCCGCAACAAGGAAGAGTTCATCCAGTGGGCTATCGACGACGGGCTCGACCCGGTAGACGCAAACGAATGCTGGGAGGCCACCGAGGAACGCGGCGGAAAGGACGCCGACGGGAACACGGTCAAGAACATGAAGGCCTTCGCAAGGCAGTGGTGCAAGACGAGGGCTGAAAAAAGGAGAACCGCATGACCAACTGGGAGTCGCTCATAGCCCAAAGGATGCGCCCCGCCGAGACCGTCATCGCCGTGACATACAAGCAGGCGATACGCAAGGCGAAGGACAGGCGATACTACCAGGCGCACAAGGACGACCCAGAATTCAAGCGCAAGAAAAGCGAACGAATGAAACGTGTAAGGAACACCGACGAGTACCGCGAAAGGCACAGGCTAGAAATGAGGCACCGCCGCGCCGCGAAGAAACAGGAGAAAACGGCATGAAGAATCCCAAGAAACTAGTGATGGCGTGTTCTGTCATAGTCATGCTTTTCGCTCTCGCTAAATACTGGATGGGCGGAATCCTCGATGCACTCTTCTGGATGAGCGTCGCATCGGCACTGCTTATAATCGGAACGGAGATAAAGGAATGAACTTCGAAGAACTGAAACGCGCAATCAACATCCGCGAGACCATCAAGCTCTACTTCGTGACCATCGGGCGCTACTCGGACTTCATCCGTTCCTACGCACGCAACAAGGACGGCTCGTGGGTGAACCCGCAGCTCCACGACTCCACCGCCGCGCAGCACGAACCGCTGGTCGTGCAGTGCTGCGGAAACTGGTGGGGCTACAACCCGAACAACCCCGCGCACCCCATGCGCAAGTATTTCAACGAGCATTTCAAGAAGGAGGCCTAGAATGGCACAGAACGAATTCACCCGCGACGCCGCCCACGACGGCGTACACGACAGCATCAAGTTCAACGAATACCACGACGCGGAATTCTGGACCAACGTGAGGGCTAGAAAGGCCAGACGCGAGTACATCATGGAGAAGCTGGCCCCGTACATCATCGTCGTAGGCGCCATGTTCGCTTTCCTCGCCATCGGCGTGATGGAGTGCGGACTATGAGCCTTTCTCACCCGCGCTACAACGAGTACGCAACATGCTACCTGTGCGGACACAAGAAGTACTGCCTAATCAACGGCAACCAGGACTACGTATGCTACTCGTGCGACAACAAGAACTTCAACGGACTACGGGAGAAAAAGAACAATGACAACTCTTAAAGACATAAACCTACTGCGAAAACTATTCGAGGAAGCCGCCGAGCGGTACAACCGCCGCTGCCGCCGACTCGTCGCCCTCTACACCGCAGGTCGCAAGGTCACCGACCACATGATCCTATTTCACACCGACATGCTCCGCCTCGCATACGAGTCAAGGCTACGCGACATGAACTACGTGATGGAATTCCAGGCGCAGATGGCAAGCACCGAGCCTGTCAACAACTAGAACAAGTTATCAACAATCAAC